TGGGAAGGTAAATAATGACTAACACACAGGAGGCGCAAGAGAAGCAGGGGCGTACCGTGTCATCCATCAAATTTGTTGGATTGCATGGACACTCCTGCTTCTCGTAGCTACGGTATTTGACGGCTTGGGTTATCCCAACGAGCATATTGATTTTGCTTATAGCAATGGATGTGATGCTCTTGCGCTCACAGACCACGGCAATATGAACGGTCTTTCTTACCAGATTCTTCACTCTAAAAAGATGAAGGCAGAAGGCAAGAACTTCAAGCCAATCTTTGGTGTTGAGGCTTATTTTATTGATTCGCTTTCCAAATGGAGAGAGGAATATGAAGCCCACAAACTAGAAAAGAAAATGAAGGGCTCAGATGAAGAGTCTGGAACTGTTGTAGAAAACGAAGAGGAAACAAAGACGGTTGAGAAGAATACTCTTAATCGTCGTGCCCACTTGGTCCTTCTGGCGATGAACCAGAAAGGGCTAAACAACATTTTCTCTTTGATCTCTGCGTCGTTTAAGCCAAGCAACTTCTACCGTTATCCTCGCGTAGATTTTGAATTGCTTGAAAAGCATAATGAAGGTATTATTGTAAGCTCTGCTTGTATGGGTGGCGTACTTTCAAAGGCTTATTGGCAAAACAAAGACAAGGGTGATGATGCGGTTCAAGAGGCTATGTTGGCTCTTGTGCAGCGTTTTCAGTCTATTTTTGGTGATCGTTTTTATGGTGAATTACAGTGGCACAATATTAATGAACAGCATCTTATTAATAAACACGTAATCCAAGTTGCACAAAAGACTGGTCTTAAGCTTGTTTCAACTGCTGATTCTCATTACCCAAACCCTGATGCTTGGAAAGACCGTGAAATTTATAAGCGTCTTGGTTGGCTAAATAGCAAGCCCGACTTTGACATTGGGGATCTTCCACAGACACGGGATGATCTCAAGAGTGAGCTTTATCCAAAAAATGGCGACCAAATGTGGGCGTCTTATCAAAAGTATGCAAAAGCTTGTGGTCATCAATATGATGATGATGTTGTTCTTAATTCTATTGAAAATACTTATCACATTGCCCATGAGCGAGTTGAATCATTTTATCCAGATAATAATGTGCGTTTGCCAGAATTTGTTGTGCCAGAAGGCAAAACAGCCATCCAAGCTCTAACAGAGCTTTGTGTAAAAGGTCTAAAAGATTTTGGTCTGGATAAGAAACCAGAATATGTTGTGCGCCTAAAAGATGAGCTTATGGTTATTAAAGACCGTGGCTTTGCTAAGTATTTCTTGACGATGAAAGCAGTTTCGGATACTTCGCGACAAATGCAATTGTGTGGCGCTGGTCGTGGTTCTGCGGCTGGTTCTTTGATCTCTTATGTTTTGGATATTACTCAGGTTGACCCAATTAAGTATGGTTTGCAGTTCGAACGTTTTATTCGTCGCGATGCTACAGATTATCCAGATATTGACTTTGACGTTTCCGATCCAATGGAAATTAAAGAGTATCTTGTTTCACAATGGGGTGAAGATACTGTGGTTCCAATCACGAACTATAATACTCTACAATTCCGTTCTCTTATTAAAGATATTTCTAAGCTATATGGAATTGATTTCAAAGAGGTAAATGACGTAACAAGCAAGATGCTTGCCGAGGCAACGCCTTTAGCAAAGAAAAAGAATAACATTAAGTCTGGTGTTTATGTGCCAACTTATGAGGAACTATTGGAGTTTTCACCAACTCTTCAAAAGTTCTTTGAGAAGCATCCACAAATCAAACATCACGTTGAAGGTCTGCATGGTCAAGTTCGTTCGCAATCTCGCCATGCTGGCGGTGTTGTTATTGCGGATAAACTGAATACGCAAATGCCTCTGATTAATTCAGGTGGCGTGGTTCAAACTCCTTGGAGCGAAGGTCAAAACGTTCGCCATTTGGAGCCTTTGGGTTTTATTAAGTTTGATATTCTAGGTTTGGCTTCTCTGCGTATGATTGAGGATTGTATCCGTCATATTCTAAAGCGCAAACAAGGAATTAATAATCCAACATTTGATGATATTAAAAAGTTTTATCTTGGTAATTTACATCCAGAAAAGATGGACCTTGAAGATAAAGCTGTTTATAAGAATGTATTTCATCAAGGCAAGTGGGCTGGTGTTTTTCAATTTGCAGAAAAAGGCGCACAACGATTCTGTTCAAAGGCTAAACCTATGAGCATCATCGACTTATCTGCCATTACTTCCATTTATCGTCCCGGTCCTTTGGCTGCGAATGTACATGAGGAATATGTAGAGGCAAAAAATAATCCCAATTCTGTTCGCTATATTCACCCGCTCGTAAAAGAAGTAACGGGCGAAACATTTGGTTTCTTGATCTTTCAAGAACAAATTGCTTTGCTCGCTCATAAGCTTGGTAAAGATTTGACTCTCGATGAAGGTAATCTACTCCGTAAGCTCTTGACAAAGAAGGGTACTGGCAAGGGTCACGAAAAGAAGGATGCTATTCATGAAAAGTTTATCGCTGGGTGTCTTGAAAAGAATATCGCTAAAAAGGATGCTCAAGACCTTTGGGATTCATTCGAATACTTCTCTGGTTACGGCTTTAATAAGTCTCATGCCGTTGCTTATTCCATTCTTTCATATCAGTGCGCCTATCTTCTTCATTATTATCCAGTTGAGTGGCTTGCTGCTTTTTTGACGAAACAAACAGTATAAAAATATTTATTGACTATTTATTGGTAGGATGGTTGTACACTAATAAGGAGTCTAATATGAAGGGAGTTTATCAAATAAGAAACATTATAACCGACAAAGTATATGTTGGAAGTTCGATCAATCTTGAAACAAGATGGCGAAAACACAAAGAACTCTTAAATAAAAAAAACCATCACAGCCCATATTTACAAAATGCTTGGGAAAAATATGGGGAAAACTCCTTTGTTTTTGAGATCATAGAAGAAACATATAACGAAAAAGAACTTATTATTCTAGAACAAAAATGGATAGATGAAAAAGTTGCCTATTCGCGAGAATATGGATATAATGCAAGAAGACAGGCTGATTCTCCGCTGGGTACCATGTGGGCAAAAGAACGCAAGAAAAATCTATCGGATAAGATAAGCGGGGTAAACCATCCATTTTATGGCAAACATCTTACTCAAGAACACAGGAGTAAAATAAGCTCTTCGAACAAAGGAAAAACGGCGTGGAATAAGGGAAAAAAAGCTTCACAAGAAACAATAAAACATCTTCAAGCGGCGAGAAAGAACCAAATAAATTTGCCACACTCTCAAAAAACAAAAGAAAAAATAAGTTTAGCTCTTCTTGGGCACGAAGTAAAAAGAGAGACAAGAAAAAAACTTAGTGAAGCTAATTTTGGCAAAACTCTTTCGGAAGAAACAAAGAAAAAGATAAAAGAATCTTCTATAAAAAACAGCCCACCCAAACTATCATATGAACAAGTGCAGGAAATTAAAAAACTAAAAGGCACTTTATCACAAACGAAAATAGCAGAACTTTATGGCGTAAGCCAATCAACAATATCAAAAATCTTTTTGGAGGCATATAGTGGCAGAATCTCTTGAACGCTCAATTAATATCGTAAAAAGTTTAGGGTATAATGTCTTACCGTGTAGTATAAACCACTCAGAAACGCAGTGGTCGATTAAGGATGACAAAACGCTAGTACAACCCCTGTCTTCTATTAAAGGTCTAGGGGAAAAGGCTATTGAACAAATTCTAGAGCATCGTCCGTTCAAAACGATTGAGAATCTCATTTATCATGATAATATTGTTTATAGTAAGTTAAACAAAAAAGCACTTGATGTTCTTATTCGTTGCGGTGCTTTGGAAGAATTGCAAGATGATCGTTTTAAGAATATGAAACATTTCTGGACTTGCGTAGTTGAGGAAAAGCCAAAGAAGAAAGAGAAGTTTATTGATTGTATTAAAGAGTTTGATAATGTTGCAGACTTCACAAAAGAAGAAAAGATTGAATTCATAGTATCACTAACTGGTTTATTCCCCTTTGGTTTAATCATGTCCCAGAAGATCCTGAATAAACTAGAACAA